CAATGCTCTTGGTGATTTCCTTGCGGAATTTACTTACGTCAAATGGTTTTCCCATGGTTTATGTCCTTATATAAATCTTTAAAAATTTCCCGGCTGTCTATGCCTCTACGCTGATCCAATTCTGACAACTTATCAACAGATAATTTGATATTTTTCTCAAACGGTGTATCAATGTAGTGTAGCATATTTTGATAACTATCTTCAAGCAGATAACCAGGTTTCTGGTTAATCCTGTTCTGTAATTTGCTCTTTACAGAGTTTAACACATCTTCAGGAAGATGTCTAATGTTTAGGTATTCAGGAGTTAGCAATGCTCCAATTACAAAACTGTTGTTATGGAATCCTTGGGCCTTTAAGAAGTCCACACAATCAAATATCGAATTATAGTTTAACAAAAAGTGTAACATGTTGAATGATATCTTGTGATCTAACTGTTTGATAATCGCAAGGTTATCCAAAAAGTCTGGCCAAGATCCACCATGTCGTATGTATTCAAATTCTTCGGCCTGAGTTTCCACACTCACCGTCCAATGCACATTTGGAAATTTACAAACTTCCTCAAACACTCGAGTATCAACTTTGCTCAAGTTAGTGTTTATCCTAATGTTTACATTGGGATCTAATTTTTCCAATAGTGTTAAATTTTCCTTCATTAGCAATGGCTCACCACCTGCTAGATACACATGTTTGAGCTGACCAGCATGATCGTAAATGTAATTTTTAAAATCTGTCAATTGCTGTTGGTCAGGAACGTTACGGCGTATTTTTAATTCTTCGCTCCACCTACTACTAAATTCAGGGCCGCAGTATACACAGGCAAAATTACAAAGATTAGTCCAACGCACGTCAACTGTTTGCAAATCAAAATTACCAACTTGATACGTGTCAACTGGTGTATTTTTTAATTCGCGTATGTAAAAAATTCTATCACTGATATGATCAAAACCTTTTTTACCTCGTTCCAAATCATAGCAAGTTTGGCAAGTTTCTACTGGCTGACAATCAACAATTTGTTGTTGCCTTGATTGATTGTTACCCACTAGGATTTGTTCAATGGATTGGTCTTTGATATTGCCAAGAGGGCCTGCACTCCGAATACAGTTCTTGACCGTGCCATCAAAATTGTACATCAAGCCAGTCCATGGCATGGGACAAAACGACGGATTGGTCAACATGTCTCGCGGTGTCATTTGTATGCCGGTCCTAGAGAAATGTCTGGTATAACCAAATTATTTGCCTGTGCTGCTTCTAGTGTGTAAATCAAAAATTTAGCCCAATTATCAACGTCGGCCGCAGGTGGCACTGTTTTATCAACACTGGTTGCAATGTTACCTGGTCGAACTAGAGTAATTTTTATACCTGGGCGACTGTTTCGTATTTGACTTACTGCTTGTTCTAGAGTTGTTTTTTGTATTCTATAAGCCATCATATCAAGTCCCGGTAATACACTCACTGGATCTTGTGTCATCATGGTGCTGATGACCATAATGTGTTTACCACTACCTGCCCAACGCTGAGTCATTTCAAACAACAATTCAGTCTGGGCATAGCCTGCTTGTGCGTTGTTTATAAACATGTCACAGGGTTGTATTAGATCAGCAATTTTTGGTATTACTCGTATGTTATGTCCTGTGCGGCGGCTTAGACTTAGTACCTCATGACCAAGTGCTTGGTATTCGTTGCCTAGTGCCTGCCCTATTCCTGCTGTGCCGCCAGTGATTGCTATTTTCATTTCAATAGCTCTAACGGTTCATTATAAAATGTAACACTCAATATAACTCGAGGTACCTCAAGTGGGTTGAGTTTATTTACAGAATGTGGATATGCAGAATTAAACACAATTGCTTTTGGCTGATCAGGGAGTTCTGTAAGCAAAGTCATTTTATCAACAACGCCAGACACATCTTTTTTGGTAAACTCCAGCCGATCAACAATGTTAGGACAGTTGTTTAACACATCCTTGTCAAGTTGATACCAACGATTTACCCAACCTTTTGTATTTTGAATAGGAATGTTTATTTTTGCAACAACCGGAAGCGTATCAACATGAGTAGGTAAGTCGTCATACAGTATAGTAATCGACGCTTCCATTGGATGTAATTTTAATTTTTTAAAAAATTTCATTAACTCGGGCACTGCCAACAATAATTCTTTTGTGTCTAGGAAGATCCAACCTTTTTTATCAGATGCTAGTTCAGCTGATATAAAATCTAAAACTTTTTTTGATATCGCAGCTAACTCTTCACACTCTAACTCGTGGTAGGCTTTAAGCATCTGTACCCCTTAGTTTGTTTTGATTTTTTAAAAACGCATCTAACTCAGCTTGGTTATTTCTATCCACGGCCACTTGTTTGGGAATAGTGTCAACATATGGTTGAGTCATTGAGTTCAAATACTTGACGTTGATTGGATCAGGAGTTTGCAGTAACGCCCAACTGTGTAGCAAGTCGTTGGCGACAACAAACTGTTTAATATTTTCAAAGTCTCCTATATTCAACGCACTAACTGTTGTCCAGGTATTTAATTCATGCAGTCCCATAGATTTGTACGACATTAAATTTTTATAAAACAGATTCCATTTGATAGGCCAACGCACACGATCATGTACCTCACCAATTCCATCTAGACTCACTGTCACAGTTACGTTAATTCCACGTGCAATCAGTTGTTCTAGTTCTGTTAGTACTGTTGAACAATTTGTATTGAGTCTGATGCTAGTAATATTGTTTGGGAGATTGGCAAGTATATATTTATAATTTTTACTGGCACTGGGTTCGCCACCATTGATGTCTAGATGGACCACACGGTCTAGAGGTAAATTCCAAAATGCATTGCTATTATTGACAATAGGATATGTCTTGCTCTTTAGGCTGCCAATTTTTGTACTTAGTTGTTCATTGCAAGTTAGACAAGCACTATTACACACATTGTCTAATACTCCGCCAACAATTAGATAATCAGTCTTTGTTTGTTGTCGGTTAAACTCAATTGCATTGAGTCGTATGCTGGTTTCATTGACAGATTCTGTTTGTTGGCAACGTATGCATTCTTTTGGACTATCGACGCTTTTGATTGTAGCCAGCCACTCACTGGTATCCATTTCACTCAGTGAGTTAAATTGTGGTGCATTGACCATGTGGCCGCATCGACTTACTGTACCATTGGGATTGAATCTCACAAAGTGATCAAGTCTTGGGCAATACATGTTTTATGATATTTTTATAATTTTTTTGATAGTAATCCAAGAGTTCGTTCCAGGTAAATTCTTGACCTGATAACTCTAAAAGTATTTGATCCAAATACAACCACAACTCAATATCGTTATTGTCTGTTAGTAAATTATCAACAAAATCTTGTGTTGGCGGGACAACATCAGCATGAAACTTAAATCTAGTTATTGCACCAAAGTCTTTGAAGTTTCTAAAGCGTATTTTTGCGTCGCTACGTAGGTAACGAGCGAGATTTGCCAACCAGTGAAACTGTGGCAAGTAATGTGTGTTTAAAAATTTGTATCTTTTGGCAAACCAAAATGTTGTAGAATAATCTAATCCTGTATGATCGCGTTGAAGATGCTGTAGGTATGTGTTTACCCCACTGATATATCTTTCTCTAGGGTTGCGTATGTACACATCTACATAATCAAGTGACGAGATCTCGTCGTTGGCAAACATAGCAAGATTATCTTTTGCCTGCTGTTCTCTCAAACTGCTGTTTCCGTTTTTCTGAATCAGGTAGACCCACTGATTGTGAAGTGGTAGAAATACCACTTCACATAGATCAGGAAACAGCTCTGTGTCCAGAGCTGTTCGCATTACTTCTGCTGTCTAGCGCGGATCATGGCCAAGATGTCTTCGGCCTTTTGCCCACTAGCGGCAGGTTTTGCCACAGGAGCAGTTGGTGCTGGCGCATCTTCGTCATCAAAGTCGCTGACCGGAGCCGCTACTTTGAGTGCCGGCTTTGCCGCCACTTCATGAACATCGCCGTGACCGTCTACTGTCATTGCTGGTGCTACCGATCCAGCAGGTGCTTGTACACCAGCAGGGCGGAAGTATTGACCCCAACGCTCTGTGTCGTATGGCTGACCATCAACACTTGCTTCAAACATCTCTTTGATCACTTTCAACTCAACATCAGAGGGCTTCTTGGGCAAGAATGTGCTCAAGTCAAACAACCCATGCGCATCAACTGCGGCCTGTTCTGCCTCGGTCAGGGCTGACTCTTTACGTGCCCACTTTGAACCATTGTAGTCGGCAAACCCACCCTTGGCACCTTTGCTAACACGGAAGTCCAGGCCACGCAGGTAGTCTGTTGGCAATTCTTCCAGTTCAGGATCCATCAACGCACCTTTGATAGTTGTGAAGATTTGTGGACCAATGATGAATCTGCGAATTGGATTCTCGGGTGACTTGTCATCGTTCAATGGGTTTTCACGCACAAAGCCTTGGAAGATGTATGAACGTTTCTTCCAGTACTTACGACCCATATCTTCAAGACTCTTGTCCTTGAACCAGGTGCGAACTTCTGCCAGGATTGGACAGGCTTCGTTCCACATTTCCACACAAGGTACTTGTACCATAACTTGCTTGGAGTCCATCTCTCCTTTGACACCGTTAAAGGGCAAACGAATCATTGCTCGTTCTTGCCAAAAGAATGTGTTTTTAGAGTTACCGTCTGGGAGGAATCGGAGTGTTGCGGATGCGCCTTCTTCCATGTTCCAGTGCGGGTAAATTGAATTATCTCCGCGTTCGGTGGATGATCCACCTTTTGATTCTGCCGCTTGCAAACGTGCGCGGATTTCTGATAATGATGCCATATTGTGTTGCCTTTCTATGCGTTAATATGATTTTAAAATTTAAGTCTTGCTTAAATGCTGCCTACAAGGTTATTTTAACACAGCCTGTCTGTGTTTCCTACC